ACATGCATAATATATGTCCAAATGCTATTTATTGCGCATATATTTGTCATTTTATCTCTTGTTTTACTTTTAATCCCTATCGCTATCAATTTCTATTAAAACGCAATCTGATTTAATTTCTACGCTTTCAGTCCCATCTATTGTTATTGTAACCCACTTCTCGTCTATTGGGTTAGGGGATGTTTCTATTTCATAAATCCCCTTTTCCACTATTATTCCAAACTCTTCATTAAGTATTTCCTCAAGAGAATAATTATCCAAACTTTCATATATATATCTTTTCATTTCCATTTCTGAAATGTGTATTTTATTTAAGCAATAGCTAAAATCTATTTCATCTAAATTTACTAATATATCTATCATATCATCACTTCCTTAAACATATTTCTTTAAAATATGGTAAAGTTTCTATCCAATCGCAAAATGTATGCCATTCTGTGAGTTTGTGGCTCTTTCTCGATTTATACATATTAAGCAATACTTCGTAATTAAGTGTTATAGTTCTTGTTTGATTAAAAGAATTTGGTAAAAGTTGTATTAATGACCTCCAGATTTTCTTATCTTTAGTTTTTATATATTCCTTTCTTAAGTTCTCAAGTAAACTTATATAATCTTCTTTTATTTTATTAGATTTGAAAAAATCGTTTATAAAACCAACGTTTACGTCCTCAAAACTAAAGCAACTTTCTTTTATTTCATTTCTATGTAAGAAATGCATAGTGGACGTTGAGTTTGCTACCGTTGCAATCTTGTAAGTGTCCATTTCTTTATACCAATACAATGGAGCAACTACATCAAAGCTTACCATTATTTGTCTTAAAAATTTTCTATGGTCGCTTCCTGCTTTTACCAATTTTTTCATTAATTTTAAATCGCTTTCTCCTATCTTGAATGTTTTTTCATCTTCAAAACTATCTATTTTTTCCCAACTCTCCAAAGGGTTGCGCATACCTCTTATTGCCCCTTCGAAATTAAAAACCTCTGTGTTTTTTATTTCTAACATATATTACCTTCCTCCTTTTTTATTATTCTAAATATATTATACCATGTTTATCAATAAAAGTCAAGAAAAAACTTTAATATTTTTTATATTTTTATAGATTTGTTTTAACTGTTTACCCCTCCTCTTTTTCAACACTTTGCAAGATTTATTATCTCGCAAAGCATTGATTTTACTACATTCTTAAATTATGCAAATCAATTCTAAGAGCTTTTAAAATAATATTGGTATAAATTAATAATAAGCCCTTAGAGAATAAATTATAAACTTTTAATACATTCAATAATTAAATCATCACTTGTAGTCTGATTATTATAAATTTTTATCATATTTACTATTTCTTTAGATGTTGTATTAAAGCTTTCTATTTCTTGTGATTTTATAACTCTTAGTATGGGATTAGGCAGCCTTCCAACTCTTTTGTTATTATAAAAAATACTATAATCATAAAGCGATATAAAATATTCTTTATTATTTTTAGTTCTAATTAATATTCTTTCGTCAATTTCTGTCCAAAACTCTATTTCCTCATTAATCAACTATAACTCTCACCATCCTTTGCAACTCGTATATTTTCATATCTAATGGATCAGCTTTAACTTTAACATACTTTTCATCTATGTTAATTATTTCTATATTTTTTAACATAGGAAACAATATGTCTTCTTCAAATACTAGAAACTCTATTTTGAATTTTTTCATTAAATCTATCACTCCTTTCATTAAGTATTATATCATATTATTTCCTATTTGTCAAATATTATTTTAAATTTCTGTAATTTCTTTTTCTAATTTTATTCACAGCTTTGTTTGTGTTGAATTTATATTGAATAAATTTCTTATTTAGATTGTTTAAACCCTTTAGATTACTATTTAATATTTTTTCTATTTTTTTAAAAAATAGACTACCTAATATATAAGACATTATTAAAAATAATATCAATGTTATGTTAAGAACTAAACTAATTATTAAAAAAATTATAATCACTTCCTTTTAATTTTTAATTGTATTTTATAAAAAATTTCTTTTATCAAAACTTAGCAAAAAGCCGCTACCCTTTAGGGTAGCTGATTGTTAACAACTGCAAATATTGTATATATTGCTATAGTTGCAATTACTAGCACCAACAAAAATGTAAAAAACAAACATAATACAAACAACTCTATTAACTTCTTCATTATACATCTACCTATANNNNTTTATAGTATATCCAATTTTTTTAAACCCTTCTATTATCCTTACCTCATCATCTCTAACTTGCCAATCGGTGCATAGTAAAAAATTTACCTCTATATTTTCTTTCCTAGCATCCTCTATTGCATCCATTATATTTTGTTTTAGATCTTTTTCCCATTGTATTTTATCATTTCCCCAATTTTCAATATATCCCATTATATCATCCCCAGTTCTAAATACTGTTTTAAATCTTTTTTAGATATTATACCAAGTTCACTTAATATGAAACTATGTGTATATATTCTTTCTCCAAAGCTTCCCATTGTGACTATTGCTTCTGGCAACATCTTTAAAGCAGTAGAACAACAAGATAGTGCTTGTTTTTTAGTTTCGCATATTCCTAAAAATCTATAAACCTCTGCACCCTCTTCTAATACAGTTATAAAATATTTATCTTTTGGAATAGACATTATCTTATTATAGACCTCTAGTTTAGTTAAATCTTTATATGCCTCCATTAATCCAACTCCCCCGTTAGTATTTTTTTATATTTATCTGCAAATTTATAATTTTTTTTAGCAAAATTAATTATTTTTAATTTGTCTTCTTTTGATAAATATATGTTAATATTTCTACCCTTTATAGCATTTTCTTTTATTGTATTTTTTAATATATCAAAATCTTCCGTTCTGCATGTATATTCACTTAACATTCTATTAAACTCTATTCTATACCTTTCATTTTTTATCTCAAACAATAAAACTAAAAATATAATAAATAAGCTGAAAAATTCTAAAATCCACATATTCTTAAATTCCTTTCATAAAAAATGGATCGTGAGCTGAAACCCAGTAGCCTCGAACGTTTTTATTATACACTACCAAATTACTTTCATCTTTTAAATTTGTATCTAGCAATTTTCTACCATTTCTATTTTTAACAAACATCATTCTTAAGTCAAGACCTGGCATAAAACTATCTACGTCTATTGCAACTATCTCACCTTTTACCCTCATCTCTTTTTTACCAAATACTAATAAATTTAAATCATTGTCTATAATTCTATCTGTATGTCCGCCCAGTTTATGCTCATTTAGATTTAAGTCTATAATACTAAAATTTTCTCTTTTCTCAAAACGCAATAACTTCACGCCCCTTCTGTTTTTTTATTCTCCACTGTCTACCAGTGAAACTCCCCCATAGATAAATCAAGGGGCTTTACGCCAATTGTGATAAGTTTTACAGGATTAAAACTATCTTTTGATGTGGTTGTTTCAGCATATTCTTGCAAGATCCCACAACGCCTACGCTTAAAGGCTCTATTGATATTATCTGGAACGCTCATTTTGCCACCACAAATGCAAGTTATAACCATACAATCACTTCCTTTCTAAAATTCCTTCTTCGTATATATATCTACTACTTATTTCTTCGTCTAAAGTTGCGTCATAAAAATTGAAAAATATATAATCATTAAACTCATAATGAAACTCTTCTAAGTCGTCTACTATAAAGCTTCTTCTACTGCTTACAACTCGATTTCCTTTATATATTATAACAATGTGCATACTATCTCTTTCACTTTCCATCATAGTCCAACCTGTTATATTATTATATCCGTATCTCCATATAGATAAAAGTGCTAAATTAGTACAGTCGCCATATCCATCATACATAGTTTGACTCGGAGTCTTCATTCCTATTTCACTTTTGTATAAAATATGATTTTTTTCAAGCGTTTCCGACCAAGATTCATACAAAACAAATTGTTGATCTCTATATTTCAATTCATTTTCATTTCGATCTATAAAACTATGCATTGCTATTTGACCTATCCTAGCTTTCAACTCAAAAGCATTTCTTTCACCTGCGTCAGTAAAGCAACCTAAAAACAAACTACACATTAAAATCAAAACTAAACTTTTCATATCCCCTCCTTTGAAAGGAAAGGCGAGAATTAATCTCGCCTCATTAATCTTTTCATTTTATTTACATCATTAACACTAAATAGATCGTAAGACTGATTTTTACACCACTGCTCTTTTTTCAATCTTTTACAGACTGATTTCTCAGAGTTCCCAGTGACTATCATAAAATCTATTAAATTACCATTGTCCTTGTCATAAATTACTACTAAAAAATCTTGCATTTTGACTCATTCTCCCACCATTCAGAAAGCCAATCATACACGTATCTTTTTCTTTCTTTAGAATTTCCTTCTAAGTCGTATATATAACTTTCGGCTGTTAGCTCTCTACTTCTACTTTTTACCAAATGTTTATATTGCACTGTTATTACAATATCACCTAAAGATCTATTTATTGCTATAGAAACTCTATTAAGATTATAATCTTTTATATTGGGGCATACGCCAGCGTTCTCATAGCAAAATTCAATAGCCTCTGACTTATCATTGGAGCAAAGTGTCTTCAAAACAGATTCTGTTTTTTTTACCATAATTTATACAACTCCTCTACAAACTTGCTACGCTGTATTGTTTCAAGTTTTAAATGACCCGACAAATTACTATCTTTAAAAGCGTTTACAGTGTGATAAAGCCCCATCTCTCTTGAGTCTATATTTATCATCCTGCTAGACTGGTTTATATCTCCTGTGATAAACAATCTTGAGTTTCCTAGTCGGCTTAAGAGTCCAAACATATTGGGTTTTGTTAATAATTGCAACTCATCAGCAAGTATTATAGAATTATTATAAGAGCTACCAAGTATATCTTCGAGTGAACATATTTCAATTTTACCAACATCAATCCAACCTTCAAGTAATTTTACACCGTTCATAAAGCTATTACCTCTGTCTTTTTTGAGGACTTCCAAGTTAGAGGTTATACTACCTAGAGTGTGGATATATTTATCAACCATACTACCTTTTTTATATCCAACGTGTAAATTTTTATCAAGAGCTATTGGAGGTTTTGCTATTACTATTTTTTTATATGGACTAGAACCATCCTCTATTTTCTCCAATGCACAAGCTAATTCTAATATAGTTTTAGCCGAGCCCGCTGAACCAGTTAATGTTACCATTGGAATACTATCATCCATTAGCAATTCTATTGCTAGTTTTTGTTCTAAATTTCTGGGTTCTAGACCTGCTGGATTAATTTTATCATATCTTAATTTTTCAAGTTTACCATCTTTATAAATTGTAATAGCTTTCTTTTTAGGATTTGATAATGATTCCATAATGACAAATTGATTTTCACTTGGAATTATTTTTATGTCCATAGGAGCTATTTTTTTTCCTGCATAAAATTTATCTATTAAGTCATCATTTACTTTTATTTCAGTTTTTCCAGTAAATAAATCTTTATATAAGTCATTGTTGGTCTCGCTTTTTTCAGTTGTAAAACCTAAACTTTTAGCTTTTAAAGAGAAAGACAAATCATTGGTCGCTAATATGGTTTTCCCATATATTTTATTACAATAACATAAACACCCCATTATAACATCATCATTGCAACTATATTCTATATTTAGGTTGTTCCTGTCGAAGTCCTTTTCAACCTTTACAGATACATTGTTATCTAACTTTATCCAATCTAATAAATTCCCGTATCTATCTATTTTATCTAATTCTCTTATTGCTTTTCTAGCTTTATATCCCAATTCTCCATCTAAATACTTTTGCCTGTCAAGTTCTTTTATAGTCATATCACTAATTATAATACCGCAATTTTCCTTTTGAGATATAAATTCTTTTAGCCCAACATGTATAATTATATTAGTATCTATTAAAAAATTGATCTTCACTAAGCATCACACTCGATATCTTCACAATTTTCGATATTACAATCGTCACACTCTGTTTTGAAGTCAGGTTCATAGTCTAGTAATTCATCTACTATCATATACTTCAAAGCTTCATCTCCTTGAAACTCCCAATCTAAATTTTTATCTTTAGACCAAAAGTCTAAATCTTCTTGAGTTAAAACACTACCCCTTATAACTATTTCGTCTGCGCTTTTTTGTAACTTTTCTAAGAATTTAATACTGCTCTTCTGTTCCGCAAAAGTTCCAACATTCCAGCATCTTATAGAATGATACAAAAAAGTGGTATTCTTATATGCCATTCTATAGTGACCTGCACACAATATTATAAACCCTGCACTGGCAACAATTCCTGTTGCTATGGTATTTATTGGAGTTTCACAAGTTTCTATTAGTCCACAAAATCCCAAACAATCGTGTGCATTTCCACCATAGCTGCTTATGTATAAATTAATTGGCTGTGGTGAATATTTCGGGGAAACGTTACTTATAACTCCTTCCACATTAACCTGTGTATTGAAAACTTCTTCCAACTTTTCTAATTGATCTTTTTGTGTTTCTATGTCGTATCTTTCTATAGCCTGTATTTTTTCTGTTAATATCTTTATTGACTCTCTACTAATTTCATCATATAAATACAAATCTCTTTCAGTGGCAGGGTCAAATTGACTGCCACAACTTAATGTAACTAAAGACATAAAATCACTCCAATCTAATCTAATTTAATAGACATTATATCGATATGCTCACCAACAAATCCAACATTTTGACTGGCATGCGAATCATGTATATTTAAAACCTTATCGCTAAATCCATTTGCACCGACGAGGCTTGCGTTTCTTGCATAATTGTCTGTAATTAAAGTAGAATGAATATGACCGAAAATACAATAATCAATCATTATTTTTTTCTTTTTAAACCATCTTACTTTAATCGAAGCAACTTCATCTTCTAATTTTCTATGATTAATAAAATTTCCATGTGCCATATAGATATTTTTACCATTTATGTCTACAACTAATTCTATATTATCACAATTATTTATAAAATTAACATTTTCGCAATCATCATATCTAGCCTGTAGCATCATAAATAATATAAAATCAAAACTATCTATTGCTATATTATCTATACTGCTCATAAATTCTTTTGATACTATTCTACTTTCATTCCCAACAACTCCTGCAAGATTAATAATAAAACCTTCCTTTAAAAGATCATCTATCATCATACTTACACAAGAGTACAGTTCTTTTAATGCAAAAGCTCTTACGCTTTCATTGGTTAATTGTTTATCTCTATGTGAGTCAAGATTTAACATATCTCCTAAAAACAAAGCATAAATATTTTTTATATTATTTTTTAATAGTTTTTCTTTGACTTCTTCTGTATATTTACTAACCCTTTCTTTTGCAACTCTAAAATTAAATTTATTTTCTTCTAAATCTACTACCTCTCCTACGTGCCAATCCGACAATTGTAATATTCCAATTTTATCACTATCTTCTTTTATTTGTTTTTTTATTTTATATGAATCAAATACTTCTACTTTATCTAATAATTCAGATAGTGTATCTTCTACTATTCCAGTATTTCGATTTTCCATTCTCCAAGCTTTTCTTTCTATTCTTTGAGTGTCCATTCTTTTTTGTAGCTGTCTTTTGGTCTTTATTAACAACTCTATTAGTTCAGTTTTTTTTAAATCATATTCGTCAATTTCAAAAACATCTAAGTCAAAAATATTTCTTTTCACAACTTCTTTTTCTGCGTTGAATTTTCCAAACTCTATATCGTCAAAATTTTCCACTTTGAATTTTTCAAGAAAGTATTTATGCTCATTGTGTTCTATCCATTCATTAGAATAATAACATTTCCGTAAGGCTCTTTCTATGCTCCATAGATTTTCTTTTACTAACACAGAAGATATTTTCTTAGTCAACCAAAAAACTCCATCATCTCTACTAAGCTTAAAATATTTCACTAGGCATCACCTTTTTCTATCTTGTATTTTATATAAGCACCTATTTCTTTATCCCCCCAGCCACAAAATTCTCTAAGAAATTTTATATTAGCTTTTAATTTTTCGCTCATAATTCCATCTCCTCTACACTAGGTCTGATAATTTTAGATCTTATAAATTCGAAACAGTCTTGAATAGACTTATTTTCTACTTTAAAATCAACAACTTTACTTACCTTGTTTTCAGAAAAATCAATCGAATCTGCTTTTAGCCTTCTGTTCCACTCTTTTTTATCAAAACTCCCTCTTTCTATGGCTCTACTTTCTCTTATTTCATCATCTGCGTATATATAAAAAGATATAATTCTACTTTTAAATATCTTTTTAAAATCTTTTAGTCCTTCAATATCTAAGACAACTACATATTTTTCATTAGTTGCAACCTGTTTTTTCTCCACTCCGTAATACCAAACATCACCACTGCTTTCCCCATCAGGATAGTATTTTCTGTATTCTAAAAAATTGTTATTAATTATCATTTTTTCAAAATTTTCATTATTTGTAAAAAAATATGGGTTGCCTTGTGTTTCCCCATCTCTCATAGGACGAGTAGTAGTTGAAGCTATAAAATTGTATCCCATTTTATTTATTATACTGGCTAAAGTATCCTTCCCAGTAGCACTTTTCCCACATAAAACTACTACAGTGTTAATCATTTACACTCCTCTCTTTTATTATAAAAGTTATCAACTAAGTCTAAAATATTGTCCCAACTTTTAGCAACTACACCGTCCCATTCATTGTTCCACTTATATCTTTTATCATCCCCTTCGAATAGAATTTTTAATTTAGCTTTGCTATTTTCTAAGTTTTGAATATGGTCGTCTATTATAATATCACATTCTATTAAATCTTTTCCGACTTTCATAGCATTTTTTTTATTTTTAGCAATCGTTATAATATTTATATTTGGTAGAAAAACATCAAACATTTTCATCTTATTGCTTAAATTTATATTGTCGCCTACTGTACATATTGCAACATCATATTTTTTATCTAGCAAACTTATAGATTTTCTAGCTTTTGAGTAAAACTTGGGAAACTTATATAAATCTTCGTGTCTAAATAGCTTGTCAATTTCTTCTCTGTCTTTCAGGTTTTCGCATATAGGCTTGAAATCCCAGTCTTGAACTTCTTGCCATTTATCGTCTTTGTTGTTGACTCTATTATTTAACATTACAAACATTTCTACTGTTTTAACTATAACTCCATCACAATCTATTAGTATCAAGTCTTTCGCCCCTTTCTTTTTCTTTTAATTGGAAAAGGAACTTCTTCGTTTCCTCTGGGCTCTTTCTTAGATCGTCTATCCATAAAGCAAGGGCAAATTATCAAAACACTTCCTTCTACTGCTAAAAGACCAGCACAAAACCCATCTTTTAGTTTACAGTGACTGCATTTACCAAGCGTCACCAGTGTCTGTTTAAATTTAGCCACATTCTCTCCTCCCCTATTCATATTATTGCAAGATTTATTATCTCGCAAGGCATTGATTTTACTACATTCTTAAATTATGCAAATCAATTCTAAGAGCTTTTAAAATAATATTGGTATAAATACATACCTACAAAACTAAAAGCTCTTAGAATCTAAATTAAAGCTTTATTTTCCAGAAGACCCCAATTTACCATCTCCTCTATGCGTAGTATTAGATATTATCTCTTCTTCTGTAGCTTCTTCTAATTTAGTATTAGGAACAGGTAAAACTACAAATTGTGCTATCGCCTTGTTTAATGGATAATAAACTACCCCATTCAATTCTTTTTCTTGAGTTTTTTCTGGGTCATAAATGACAATAGTTTTATTACTACAATTAGTTATAACAATATTCCATATTCCACGATATGATGAGTCTATCACGCCTGCCCCATATTTCATAGCTTTTACTCCTGTACTTCCTCTCTCTTGAATTTGAACATAATACTCTTTTGGCACTATACTTCTAATTCCAGTTGAAAACATAAAAGTTTCATTCTTTCTAAGCATAATTACATCTTCACAATTTTTTTCAAACCAAGCAGGGTCTATATATAAATCAAACCCTGCATCTCCATCTTTTTTACTCGGTAAAACTACATTTTTATTTTGTCTTGATATTTTAATTTTAACTTCTTCCATTCCACATCGTCCTCTCTTTTTTTATTATTGTCACATATATATTATACCATATTTTAAATGATTTGTCAAGGATTTTTATAAAAATTCTTTTAAAAAAGTTTGTTTTTCTGATATATAAGATGTGTCTATTGCATATCTTATAGCTTTATTCTCTGCACATAGTATGCATTCTTTACTAGCTCTGGTTATTAATGTATATAAAAGCTCTCTGGTTAATAGAGAATAAGCATTAAAATCAATTCCTCCTATAACTGTTTCAAATTGAGAACCTTGACTAGAATGAACTGTTATTGCATATCCAAGCTCTATATTCATACTAAAAGAAAATGGAACTATAACTCTAACATTATTTTTTAATCTTATTGTATATTCACCTAGTGCATTATCTATTTTTTCTATTATCCCAGTATTTCCATTATAAATTGGATACTCCTGACCTTGTTTATTTATTATTTTATAGTTATTTTTTCTTATTATTATTTTATCTTTTTCTTTTAATTTATATTTTTTATAATTTTTTGTAACTTCTCTATATTTATTAGTATTAGGATTATATATATTTTGTGCTAATTGATTTAATTCAAAAACCGAAGAGCCTCCTCTATATCTCATTGGAGTTATTATCTGTATGTCCATTATATCCTTTTTCTCTATACTGTCTTTAAAATATTTCATTATCTTAGGAGCTGTAAGAATAGAGTCTTTATGAGTGTCTATAGTAAAATCTTGTAACTCTCCCCATTTCTCTTTTTTATAAAAAACTTCATCTGTTATTTGCCTCCCATCTCTTATTTCTATACTTTTAGTTATTATTGCTGATTTTTTTGCTTGTCGGTGTATCTTTGTAAGTTTTACTTTTGGTATTTTAGATCTTAATAAATCTGAGAATATATTGCATTCTCCTATTGCTTCTAATTGTCCATCATCCCCTATTATTATCACTTTACCACCTGTTTTAAGTGACTGAATCAAACTATAAAAAAGATGTCCTCCCATCATACTAGCTTCATCTAATATTATAATATCATAAAACAGAGGATTTTCTTTGTTGCGAACAAATTTTTTATTTTTATACTCTAATGCCCTATGGACAGTCATTGTTTCACAATCTGTTACTTCTGATAGTCTGTCGGCTGCTTTTCCCGCCAGTGCAACCCCTATTGATTCGTATTTATTTAAAATATTGACTAGTGCATTAACCGTTACAGTTTTTCCACATCCAGCTGAACCACATAGCATAACAAAATTCTCATTCAAACCAAGTTTAATAAAGTTAAGTTGCTCGTCCGTAAAACTCCATCCTTGTTTTATTTCTAAAGACTTTATTTTTGACTCCCAATCATTAAATTCAAAAGTATTGTCAGAGTTTAAAATTCTTTTTACCTCTCTACTTATATTTTTCTCTAAATCATAAAAATATTTTAATGCTATTCTTTGTTTATCCTCACTCCACCATAATCTACCCTCTTTTTTTAGTTCGTAAGCAGATTGTTTTATTATCTTTTTATCTATATTTCCCCCCAGCTCCTGTTTAATATCATACATAAGCTCTCCAGAGTAAAGAAAAGAGTGTCCTGACTTGCCATACTCTTTTAAATTATAAAGAATAAAGGACTTAACTCTGAATATAGAGTTTTCATCTATACCATTTGATAGAGCTATCTCATCAGCTTTTTTAAAACCTATTCCATCTACATCATCTACTAATATATATGGGTTCTCCTTTATTTTTTTAACTACTATGTCTGGATTTTTATAAAAATCTAAAAACTTACTTATTATATTTTTGCTTAATCCTATATTCTTAAGCTCTATAAATATTTTACTATTATCTATATTTTCTTTATATTTTTCTATTAATCTACTAGCCTTTGCAGCTCCTATTCCCTTAACCGTCATCAAGCTTTGAGCATCCTCTTTTTTTATAATGTCAAAAGGACTGTCAAGCTTTGAATAAAGACTATCAAACTCTTTGTCTGTTAATATACTTTTTAGAAAAATTTCTTTATCTTCTTTTTTTTCTAACTCCATATTACTTGCTATGTACTCTATTTCATAAGATTTTCCGTATTTGTTATTTTTTTCAGAAGCTATTACCTTATACTTTAAATCATATATTATTTCTGGAAAATTTCCTATTAACTTAATATTTTTAACCGTAGGTTTTATATCACTATCTTCTAAGACTTCTAAAATATCAGCCTCTACTACTCCCCAGTCACCTGTTTGTATTTTATTTTTAGGATATATCTTGTTTTTTATTTTTACATTGCATTTTAGAATTTTACTCACCCCTGCCCCTCTCTATCATATTTTAAAATTAAATCTCCATTTTTTTCTATATCTTCTATTAAAACTACGCTGTGCTGATAAATACTATTCCAATATTTTTTAGAAACAAATTGATCTCCTCTTCTATATCCACTTACTATAATTTTATTCCCTCTAGAAAACCAGCTCTTCTCTAAAATTTTATTCTTATTTTCTTTTTTTGAAAACTTTGAAATTTGTTTATCATAATATCCAAATTGACCTGCATAAAATTTTACATTTACCACACCATCTAAAGTTAATATTGACACAGTGTGTCTAGTTTTGTTTTTGTCTAATATTGTTCCTGCTATTTTATATAATACATATTTATTATATTTTTCTTTTTCTTCATAAATAATAGGCACCTCAGGCAAATCAACAAAAGAAGAAAGATTGTATTTTTCTATATCCACATCTTCAAGTTCATGTTTTGAAAAATAGCAACTTATTGAGTCCATTTCCCACTTAGATAAATCCCCAGCACAATACTTATCCCAGTAGTATTTGTATTTGTCTTTAAAAATTTTTTCATTAAATAGCTTTAAAACACTTGTTTTTTTTATCCAGTTATTAATAGGAGAAATAATCTTTTTAAAAGATTTTTCAAAATTTTTGCTGTGTATTGTCACACCATCTGAATCTATACTATAGTCTTTATTGTATATTAATTTATCCTCTAATTTAGCCTTAAAAAACTCTTCACAAAAACTGTCTAATTTTTTATTTTCTTTTTTATTTTTGTTGATATATCTTCTAAATTTATAAATTCTTTCATACTGTTTCAATTCATTTGGTAAAATATCCATTTCTAAAATAGCATTAAAATTTTGCATTGTTAATTTTTCTTTTTCAGGGCAATCTATTCTTGTTATAGTTTTAATATATTTTCTCATTATAGCATATCTATCACGATTTTCTACATCTTCAAAACTCCCAGCTTTTATTAAATTTATAACTGAAGTTTTATTTAAATTTTTATTCTTATTTATAAAATCCTCTAAAGAGCTATACGGTCTATTGTTTATTATTTGGCTTACAACCTCATCTCCAATTCCATTAACACCTTTTAATCCAAAAATTATATTGTTTTTTTCAATATCAGGATAAAAAGAAAATTGTGCTTTATTTATATCTGGTAGGGAAATGTTGATGCCTTTGTTTTGCATTTCCCCTATTGCTTTCGCTATTTTACCGTAGTCTGTATTTTTATCTTTATCAGAGTCAACTGCTCCTGCATTAACATTTAAACAAGCTGTATTCCAATATATTTCCCCATATTTATAAACTAAATTCATATTTTGCAAACCTATCGCAGAATAAGGGATGGTATGATTCCTAGAAAAAGAGTATCCTAGTTGAGGAACTATTTGATATTCCCATATATACTTTAAAAACAAATCTCTACTATCACAACTTCTACCTTTTTCTATAAAAATCTTTTTTGTTTCTTCTACCAATCTACTATCTTTTTTTGCTATAGACTTTCTAAGCTTGTTTGCTTCCACTATTGTAAAATTTGTTATTTTGGGATTCATTGATATTTCCATTACGTCCTCTTGTTCCGTGGCAACACCGTAACTAATCTTTAAATGACTTTTTAATATATTTATTTCATCACTATTAAGTCCATTTTCCTTCATTTCTGCATACCAAAGCTTTATATTGTTTTTAAATTTTACGTATCTTTCCATAGGAGGTTCTTCCCCTTTTTGACCTGCCAATCTCATTACTGAATTTGCTATAGCCATTTCCTTTAAAGATTTAGGTTTTATATATTTAGCAGATTGTATTCCTATATCTGTTGAGAATTGAAATAAATCTCCTATCTCTCCTTTTTCCAGCATGCCCCACATTTTCGCATTTGTTTTTTCTAGCTTGTCTGGGTGTAGGTAGTTATTATAGTTATCCCTTAAGCTCCCTCTATCTTTTATCACTCCACCATCTACTAATAAGTCTAAAGTACATCTTATTTTATCTAAATTTTCAACAGTTAAAAAATCAAATTTTAAATTTCCAGTGTATTCGCTGTCTTTTAAATCCCAGCAAGTTGTAAACTGTCCATTTGGAGCTTTCATTAGAGAATTTGACTCTAAAAAACCATTGTTATAAATTATAATTCCAGCTGCGTGGATAGACCGTCCGCACACAACCCCTTCTATGGACAGTGCGGTTTCTTTTAAGTTTGGATACTCTTCAATTGTCTTTTTAAATTCGGGCATTGCCTTTTTTTCTTCTCCATCTCCTTCTATGCACTCTCTTATTGTCCAAGCACTTCCTCTTTCAATCGGAATCATATCAGCTAATAGCTGTGCTGTGTCGTGGCTAATTCCAAGACCTCTGCAACTAGTTAATATAGCAGATTTACTACCTTCTTTTTTAAAAGTACATACATTTAAAACATTATTCTCTCCAAAGTTTTCCTTCATAGCTTTTAGTATTATTTGCCTCTTACTAGCTTCTGTGTCTATATCTATATCTGGAAGTTCTGGTCGACTTCTGTGAATATGTCTCCAGTTTGGTAGGTTATATTCTATTGGGTTAAGCTGTATAATATCTATTAAATAGGCAAAATATATTCCAGTTATACTTCCTCTGGCAACTCCTATTATACTATTACCACCTTTTTCGTCCCATATTATATCAATCATTTTGTCCATTGTGTTGTAATAAGCAGACACTCTATCTTTTAAATCTTCGCTAATGTCCCATATATGACTTAATTCTTCATTTATCCTACCTACATTAATATTATTAAATTCTTGATTTTTCTCTAAGAAACCTTTTTCTATCTCACTTAATAACAATCTGTCTTGAACATATTCACTATTTGCAAATTTTTCTATATATTCAAAGCTTTGATAGTATTCCTTAAAAATATGTTGTATTTTTATATTTTTAACTTCTCTTTTTGGTATCTTCATTTCTTCCTTTAGGTCAAAAAACTCTATCTTATCATATATTTTCATGGTGTTTTCTATGCCTTTAAAAATATCTTTTTCTTCTATATGGTCTTTCATTCTATCTAATATTTCCTCAGGGGTTTTCATCCAAGTGCTTTCATAAAAATCTAATAATTCTCTGTCCCCCTCTTTAGAACTTAAAAAAGCCTCGTGCAATTTTCTATCTTTTTTGTCTATATAGTGTATGTCATTAGTTATTATATAGTCAATTTTATAAGCCTTTGAAAGTTTTAATGCAAACTCATTAAATATTTTCTGCTCTTCGGATATTGCTGGTTGTAATTCTATATAGAAATCTTCATTAAAAATATTCTTCATTTTTTTTAAAAAGTTATCAATTTTTCTTTTATTCTCGATAGAACTATTTTCCAAATAGTCAAAAATTAATTTTGGAAAATAGCCTCCCAAACAAGCCGTACTACCGATCACATTTCCTTTGTTTTCTTTCAAAACTTTTTCTAGATAGTCATATGTAATAATAACCCTCTCAAGACCTCTGTCAAAAAAACTATTCCTCCAAGCTTCAGTTGAAAGTTTTTTTATTTGATCGTATCCCTGTTTGTTTTTAGCAATTAAAATAAAATGCCAATATTTTTCATGTTTGTCTAAAGAGTCTACTAAATAGACTTCGTTGCCAAGAGCAACTTTAAAACTTTTATCTTCTTTCATTAGTTCTTTATTTTTTTTAATTGCTCTTACGTGCCCTCCTAAAGCCTCATGATCCGTTATTGCAATCCCCTTAAGCTTTTTATCATAAGCCTCTTGTATTAAATTTTCTATTTTAATATTAGAATCTATTAGTCTTAAGTTCGAAAATTCAGAATGAGCGTGTAGCTCCATAAAATCTACCAATCTAAATCAACCTCCTCCTCTGGCATATCAATAAATTCTATTAAGTTGTATTCTTCAATTATAAATTGGTACTTCTTTTCTTCATTATATTCATTTACGCCAACTTTTCCAACTGCTTCAATTTTAGCACTTTTGTTTTCAAAATTTAAAAAATCTTCATCATTGGGGAAGAATTTAATGTATTCTATGTTATCTTTTTTAAAACTCATAAAAGTTTTTCTTTCATTAAAGAAAGGCTTTGTTATTATTAAATCTTTTACACAAATAATGGGCTCTTTGAAGTTTTGACCATATAAGTCTATCAAGCTAAAAATATCTAATATAAACTCCTTATTAATTTTACTCATCTTCATAATAAAATCCACTTCGTATATTTTTTCTTTTAAATCTATATCTAAACTATTAAAATATTCAACAATCTTTTTTATATTATTTCTTTTTACTGTCAACCCAAACGCATTGTCGTGTCCCCCTGCTAACTCTAATGCCTCACTATCAATTAATGTTTTTTTTAGTGAATCTATTGGGCTCCTATTAAAGTTTCTGGCACTTCCAGTAAAAACATCACTAGCCCCCTCTTTTTCTGCTAATACTAAAGTAGGTTTATTAAAACTATTAGACAGCGAGTTTGCAATTAAACCAGTAAAATTTTTATCGTTTATTTCTGTAGAGTTTACTATTAATATATTATTATATTCCATATTATATTTTTTAACTTGCTCTTTTAATTCTTTTATGTATTTATCTCTGTGTCTATTTTGTTTGTTTTTTATATTTAAACATCTTCTAGCAAAATCCTCATAAAAAAAAACTTTTATTTCTTTATCACTACCTCTTTTTTTATAAGGGACTAGAGCTTTGTTGTCTATAAAAGCCTTGAAAAGATCAATCCTTTCTTCTGCACTCCCTATTCTAAACACAGAGTTTATAAGAGGGGCTATATAAAAACTTATTGCGGTTGGAGTTAATTTTTTAATACTTCTGCTTTGTTTTTTTAATAAAGCTTTAAAAAAATCATTTTTTATATTATTAAGCCCTTTCTTTATATAGTATCTATTTTCTAGATTTCTAACGTCCATACAATCTGCTATTGTTCCCAGTGCAACTAAATCTAAGTACTCACTAGAATAATTAATTCCAAGCTTATCATCTAAAACCTTTAAAAACTTATAAACAACCCCTGCTCCACATAAGTTTTTATTACTGTAATTTGGGCTTAGTTGATTGTTTATAACTACTGCATCTTCGCTCTCTCTGTCTACTTCATGATGATCTAAAACTAAAACATCAATTCCTTTCTCTTTTAATAGCTTGTGTTCTTTAAAATTATCACTACCACCATCTGGCACTATTAATAAGTCAAAGTCAAAATTCTCTATTTCATCTAATACAATACCATGTTTTTTGCCTTTGTGCATGCTCCAAAAAATATTAGTCTCTTCTTTTTTTATTTTTTTGATATAATCATAAATCATTGAAGCCGACGTCACTCCATCAACATCACAATCTGGTACTATATGGATATTGTGTCCATTTTTCAAATGATGTACTAACAAATTAACACCTTTCTCAATATTTTTAAGAAAATAAGGTGTTATTTCATTCTCTGAACTAGCTTCTTTGAGTTTTTTTATTGACTCTACTCCTCTGTTTATTCCTATCGTTTCTATTAAATTAAATAAATAGTCATTCTCTCCTATAAGTCTATACTTCATTGCTGACCCTCCTTTTATTTTACTATATAGATTATACCATAAAAAACATAAAAAGTCAAGAAAAAAAAATAGGATACAAAATATTATAATTTTGTATCCTCTAAGGTCTTTATTTCTATTTTATTTTTCATTAAAAATTCCATGATCTCTTTTCCTTTGTCTACTGGAGAGTCTTTTTCATCTAAAACATTAAAGCTGTCCCATAAAACATATACCGTACAATATGGGGAAAACATTAGTGCCTTCTGTTTTATTTTTTCAGCATACTCTATAGCTTTTTCTGATTCGTGAGATTTATATTCTTTATCAAAAGCTAAGAAGACCTCCCTAACTCCTAATTGAACTACTAAATCTCTTTGATATTCGCTTATATTACTTCCACAACAAGCCACTGTAAAATTTAAATCACCATAATAAGAATTACATCTTAAAACTGATTTTTCTGATTCAAATATCATTATTTTACTAGTCTTCTTTATGGATTCTACGTTTTTATTTAATCCATATAAATTAAACTGAAGTTGATGAGAATATATTTTTTTATTATATATCATTGGCATATATTTAAAACCACTTCCGACACTATCCTCATCAAGATTTCTAACTCTTATTCCAATTAAATTATTATAAATATCATAATGTGGAATTATAATTCTTTCATTTACTATGTCTAGTCTTATATTAAACTTCTCTATGGCAGAATTATATATCTCTTCTTCGTACCAATCATAGTAAAGCTCTTTTTTAAATAAACCTAATATCTTTTCATTGTATTTTTCATATCCTTCAAATATATTATGTTTTTTATCTTTATCATATTTATTCAAATAAACCCAATCTGAAATTAAATTCTTGTTATTAAAACCTATTTTACTAGTAACTCCTCTATCCTCTATATCTAGCACTTTTTTTATAAAATTTATAGACTCTTTTAACTCAAAACCCTTAACTTCCCCAACCAAATCTATTAAAGAATAATTTTTTTGACACTCTGTAAAACACCTAAAAAGCTTACTATCTATAAAATAATACAACTTGTAACTATCTCCTCCGTGGCAAATGGTCTTAAATTTTAAATTTCCTTTGTTATCCTCTTTAAAATCACTTCCAAGTTCTTTCATAATTTTTTTTACTTCGGAAGTGTCTAATTCATTTTTAATATACTCAAAAATATTCATAAGCACACCTCCTTCTAGAAATCTATATCATTTTCTAATATTTTTTCTATCTCTGTATCAATTAATATTTTTTCTATATCAGTAGTTTCTATATCTATTATATCATAATTTTTATCAGTTATGAACTGGTCGTAACTTCTACAGGTTCCTAAATCTGCATAAGTCCAAACCATAACTCTATTCAACTTACCCCTTCTAACTTTATAAATATGATAAATCCTATTAGGCTTTTTATAAAAACCATTGTTTAGTATATGTTCCACACACTCATAATCTTTTTTAGTAGGCTCTAAAACTATAACTCCAACATCTAATTTATCTGCTATAGCCTTACTACCTCTAAGTAGATTCTGATTTTTATTCTTACTGCTCTCCCAATCTCCGTTTAGTTGAGAGCTAGTGCTGAAATGAATTTTTAAATTATTACATAAAAACTTCATTCTTTCGGCAAATATATATAGCACATTGTCCTCTCTAAGCCTCATACCTTTTGTCTTCTGTGCAATTTCTGTAAGCATCTTAACAGATGTGAATATATAATCAAAATATACATATCCTATATTATGTTCCAGTTTATACTTTTTAACAGTTCTCTCTATGTCTTCGATATTAAAATTTGGTATTTGCTCTATCCACAGAGACGATGCTTCTATTAATTCTATTGCCTTGTCAATCCTTCGCTCCTCTTCTTTTGTATAGCTTCCTTTTAATATCTTAGCCTCATTAACATCTGATATAAACGCTATCATCATTGTCTGTATTTCATCAGGAGCTAATTCAGTAGAAATAAAAAGAGTAGGTTCTTTTAGGTTATAGTCAACCCAACTATTAGCTTCAGAATCGTATAAAACCCCAACAGAAGCTAGACATGCATCTCCAACTGAATAACGAGTGTTATGAGTTACTATAAAATCATTCATTAAAAATAAGTGAGAAACATTATCAACAGTAAAACAAGTCATTTCAACAAACTTCCCAGTTTTCTTTATATCTTCTATGTGTATATAGTCTTTCTTTTCAAGAAGACACTTAAGTGTATACACATCTCTTTCGTCTTGTTTAAATGTGGCAACCATACCTAAACTATTGCACAATTTAACAATACTTTCAACCATTTTACTGCTCGTAGTAATAAAGCTAGCGAATCCTTCTTCATCAATATTTTCATTTGCATCTAACAACCCCTGGAAGAGAGATTGTCTTTGACTAACACTTCCTAATAAATACTCTTCAGGAATGAAAATTTCATAAGAATCTTTATTCCGAAGATTAAAATATTCCAACTTCACATCATCATATCTAAAATCGCTATTTCCTATTATTAGCCCCATTGAGTATGGAGAAACTAGATACTCTCTCTCTGGATATTCTACAGGCTTATTTAAAGGTATTTTAAACTTGTATTGCATAGCTTTAAATCCTCCGGCTCTTAAAGACCTTTCTTGTATAGTTTTAGTGTCTTCAACTCTCACTACACCTCTATCATAATACTGCCATAGATGTTCCTCGCAACATTCTGCCACTCTACCATCTTTAAGATAAACCTCATATATCTCTTTTTTTTCTTTTTGAGGATGAACTTGTATTACTTTTACTGGTTTTCCGTCATCTCCAAATATGTAGTCTCCTTTTTTTATATCTCCTACCATTTTATCCCCATCAGGTGTTGGAATGATTGTAGTATTTGGGATTGCTTTACCTCCACCACTTTCAGAAGATCTCATATACAGCTTTTTAATTCTAGCTCCTCTTATTATAGTGTTATACATATGTCCGTTTACTGGCACGCCCATCTCTGGCACTTTCTTTAACTCTTCTTTTAAGTCTTTCATACCTTTAGCGGCTTGATGTCCTATTTGCCCCTCTTCCTCATAATGATTAGTTTTTATTTCCAATATTTTTTTATCGTAATAATCTATTATGTCTTGTACTGTTGATTCATTAAATCTCTTTTGTATTTCTTCCTGCAGTTTGAAGTCTAATATATCCTCATCATAAAAATAAGATATATCAAACCCTTTTTTCTTTATTTCTCTAAGTACAGTATATTTTTTTAGTATTTTATAATTATACTCAAAATTCTCAAAAGAGCTTATTTCTATAATCTTTTCTACATATTCGAACCCATTATTGTCGCAAAATGTCTTGTATTGTTTTTCATATTTACTTATAAACTCGTCTAAAATTATGGGATCTATTTTTTTTACTCCGTTCATAATTAAATTATTAATAGAGCCAAATACTATTTTATGAAATTTTTCAGAAAAATCATCAATAGTTATCTTGTAATTTTCATCAAGTATTAAATCTGGCTTTTTGATTAAACATCCTAAAACTTCAATAGTAGCTGTTTTATCATACATTCGCAACTTCCTTTCTATAAATTATCTATATTTATAATTTTATTTTCAATTTTATAGTTTTCCTTATTTACTTTAACTTTATTTTTTTTGTAATTAGCTTTCGTGTCTTTCTTTTTAAGATTTTGCTTTAAAATAAAAAAATCTTTCGCTTCTTCGTAATATAAAGGCACAATCCCTATCCCATTAATATTTTCTGTTTTTTTGTTTTCTAATATATCATAATAATACTTTAGTGTATATAATATACCAGAATATTTATATTCTTTTTCAGTTATATATTTATTTATCTGAGCATCTATCATTCCAGTAATTTTCCCATATATTTCTATTATATACTCTTCCAGCTTTTCCCTTTCAGGTTTCTCGCTCTCTTCTTTCTCATAGAGTTTTTTCACCATATCTCTATAGCACTTTATATGATATCTTCTTTTTTTATATACTTTATATTCTTCTCCTACTTTTTCTTTACAAACAGGGCAAATATGCTTACTCATAAAACACCTCCCGCTTCAAAAAACATAGCAGGGCGGAAAAACCCTGCTATGTTTTTTTATCAAAACTTAGTAAAAAGCCACTACCCTTTAGGGTAGCTGGTTGTTGAAACTTCCAATTCTTTTAAATCTGATAATATTAACTCTATTGATTCTTCTTGTTTTTTAGTAGCTTCTGATACTTTTGCTCCTCTACCCAAGTACTCTTCAACTATATCTTGATACTCACTCATTCTATCTTGAGAGTCTAGCTTTATTGCTATTTGCTTAATTTCTGAAATCATCTCGTCAAAACTTTGCCTTTCCACTTCTAATTCACTTCTATAATCTGAAAAATCTACTGTACTGTTTTTATTGTGCTTTTCTTGTTCTTCCACAGCTTTTTTTATAGCATTTTCAAGATTGTCAGCAGTAAATTCTTTCAGGAATGGTTCTAAATAATCAAATCTACTTCCTGCATGATATTGCTTGGTATTGGTTAACAGTAAAGAAGATTTTATTTCTTGTCCATTTTCATCTAGACCATTGACTTTAGCATAAGCTATAATATCCACTAAGTCACATATAGGATCTATACTTCTTTTATCCCCACTAGGATATATCTTTGTGTACTCCTTCCCCTCGTCGTCAAGGAATTTTCTATCGCCCTCATGAGATATAAAAATAACGGTATATCCAGCAGAGATTAATAAATTCAATTCTCTTTTAAATTCAGTTTCGTATTCTTTCCAAAGTCCGTAACCATCGCTTCCATTTTTTATGCTTTCTGCTCCGTGTTTTTGACATACATAGTCTTGACACATTAAAGCTGCAGACTCTACACCATCATAAATTAAAGTTTGATATTTTTCTTTAGCTTTATCTAAATTCTTTTTTAATGCTAGTTGCTTATTTATTTTTTTAAAATCTGACCATTTCTGTATTTGTAGAAATGGTATTCCTGAAATTGCATTCAATCCATTTTCAAATGGTAAATAAAATGGTTTTGGAAACTTTGTTGCAGTTGAAGTTTTACCAGTTCTATTGCTACCATACATCAGTATACTCTTTCCTTCTATCCCTTCTGTCGCCTTGCTTATTATTGGATTAAATATATCCATAAAATCACTCCCTCTTATTTTTCTAAAGTTTAAATATTTTTCGTCTTACATATTATTTCTTGACAATCTTTAAAAAGGAAAATCATCATCAGCTTCTTTTCTAGCTTTACTACTTTCTTTTGTGTTTTTTTCTTTGTTTCTTAAACTCTCTAAATAATTTTCTCTTTCTTTTATAGCTTTCTTAATATCCTCTATTTTGTAAGCCTTAGGATCGTCTTCGTCTAATTGATCGTCTCCACCCGTAACTAGATACTCTTTTTTAAATTTAACAGTTTCTTCTACTCTGGCTTTACCAAACCCTTCCTTTTTTTCAACTTTCCTTTCAACTGTACTCACAATTTTTCCTGCAAGAGTTCCAGTAGCTTTTGTTTCAAAATTACTTTCTATATAATCTCCTGCTTCTTTAGTTGACACAAATTCTATAGGAGTTATGTTGCCTCCGTAACCAACTATATAGCCACCGATTATCATTCTACCAGTTTCTTCTTGTTCATTATCAAGTTCTGGAGTTATTTTAGTATAGAAGATTTCAACTTCAAAATTTGCTTTAGGCTTAAACTCACCTTTTACACGGTTTATAAAATTTGCACTTATTTGAACACCTTCTTTGAGTTGTCCTGCTATTGAAAAACTATTATCTCTAAACTCAGCCCCATTTATTTTCACTTTATCTGCATTGTCTGCATCTTCTGCTTGCGAGGTATATTCATCCATAACTGTAACAAGTCCTTTGTAAACTTTATTATCTGTTCCTTTTTTTGTTTTTTCAAAAGAAAATACTCTAACTTTTAACTCTTGATTTTCTCCAGTTTCTATGGTTACACTGCCTCCTATATATTTCTTACCATCGGCACTAGTTTTGATTTCCAAATCCTTTTCTTTTAAAACACCTTCTAAGCTTATTTTGTTTAGACCTTGTCTTAATTCTGTTGCCATTTCACATCATCCTCTCTTTTTTTTATTATTTGTTACAAAGGTATTATATCATATTTTTAATTGATTGTCAATACTTTTTTAATATTTTTTCTTTTTCTATATGATTTTTTATTAATCTTCTTACTATCATCCAAAGATCGGTACAAACTATTATACCCTCTTTATACCCAAGGTCAACTAAATCATTATTAAATTGAACATACTTTTTAATAAATGTAATATGGCTTCCTCTTCTAATTTTGTTCCTTGGATTTTCTTCTAATCTTTTTAGATCTTTAACTAAAATTCCAATATCTGCATTACATATAAAATAAAAATCAATATCAGCCTCTTTAGCCCTCTTTGCCTCTCTTAAAAGCCTATCGTATTTAGCAACGGTTGAAATAGATTGGATCATATCTTGCCTTTTTTTTATTTCTATTCCAAAACTTGCCTTTGTCCACTCTCCCCTGTCAACTCTATATTCAAATGTAATGTCAGCGGTAGATTTTTTACATCCTTTCGGATAACAAGTTTTTTGCTCAATCTCTATTATTTTAGTACCATCTTTTCTTCTGCGTTTGTCTATTTCCCCTACGTATGACAAATCTTTTTCCCTTGTGTCTATTATTATTCTTATATCAAACTCCAAATAATCACTTCCTTAGAATAAATGTATTCTTTTATGTGGTGAGTTTCTTGTATCTATGTGAATCCAATTAACTTTATCTTCCATAAAAGTAATATATTTAAACTTTTCTTTATTTAATATTATTTCATTTCTAACACTTTCTGCCGACATTCCCCTTATATGAAAGTCAATCGCTCTACCCATTGAGTGTTGAGAACAATATAAGACACTTTCTAAAGTTTTATTCTTGACTAATTCATCTAAATTAGAACGATATCCTCTCTGTGTAAACTTTCCACCCCACAACCAGTCGTTTATAATTACAGGCTTATTGAAAAACTCCCGTAAGTCATCAATGGTTTTTAACAATCTTTCATCTAAAAATTGCCAAGCCATTTCCCCATATTTATCATAAACTTGTTTAGAAACAAGCTCATGTAATTTAAAATATTTACATTTATACATATTAATCCACTTCCTTTATGTATAATTTACAATAGCATTCTTTCTCTTTTTTTCCATTAGAACATAGCAAAGTTGATGTTATTTTTTCTGGCAAGTGCATTATGTCGTATGGGCATTTACTATTTTCATCTTTTGAAATTTGACATGGACAGTATCCATTATTATCTTCTATTTTTTTTATTAAGTTTCTTACATAATTAATATCTGGATTTAGTATTAAATCTATTGATTTCATTCTATATATCTACCCCCCTTCTTAATGTCTTAAAGGCTTATTCGGCTTGACGCTGATTTATATGCGTTTAGAAATTTTGATATTTCAGTTTTAGGTTCTCCTTTGAATAATATATGTATGTGGTCTAAATCATGATTCCATTCCATAACAGATATTTTGTAATTGGTTGCAATTTTTCAAATATTTCTTTCAATCTATTTGAAATAACACCATCAATAACTTTTTCTATTTTTTACTAACAAAATCCTCTAACATCTATCCCAGCCCTCCCCGTATTTTCTATCAAAGAAAAAGCAAATTGCTTCTGATATTATTTCATCATAATCCTGTAATTTATTTTTTCTTTTACAATAGTTAAAACAAGTTCTTGTTATTTCTGAATCTGATAGTGCAGTTACATCATTTCCGTTTTTTTCTTTGATTTTTGTTTTTATTTTTTCTATCAAAATTTCGTCCATAAATTACCCTGCTAACATAAATCTATAAAAATCTATAAATTTAAGATTCTTGTTGTTTCTTCGTATCCTATTTCAATTTATAAATAAATCTACTTTAGTTTGATATAATACTCCACAACCGTAATTTTCTACCTTGCCAGCCGTATGCACATACATTTGCTTTTTAATTTGCAATTTTGTATATTTCACACTCTCTTTCTGTTCTAATATTTCTTAGTCTTCTATGCATACGCTGTATTCTTAATTTATTCTTTTCTATAATCGATGATTTGTTAGCAGTTTCACCACCTTTCTTTTTAATTTTTTCTCTAATTTCTTAATTTTATTTGTTTTATCAAAACTTAGCAAAAACCAGTATCCCTTTAGGGTAGCTGGTTGTTGACATTGACAATCAATTTACTAATATTATATCATATTTTCAATTAATTGTCAATAGTTTTATTTAGTTAAATCATAAAAAACTCTATTTTCTAACTCTTCTTTTCTTAAATCATGAAAGTTCTCACTCTTAACTATATATCCTACTATTTTTATCCCATACCCTTTACGCTTTCCACCGCATATTGGGCAAGTTTCTCCATAAAAACTATGTTCTTCTTCACAATAACTGAATTTATGTATTAAAGAATAATAGATAACTCCCATTTTAGCAATATGAGTAGCTAAACTCCACGCATCTTCAAAATTATCTATCGGCTCTCCTATGTTAAAATGACCTATAGCTCCACCACCGCATTTAGGGTCATAGTTAGCACAAGTTTCAATCCTACTATTAAAATCAGCCTTTTGTGTTAAAGGAATCCATTGATTTTCATATATGTTTGTATTTTCAGTTATATTGTTTTTGAAGAATAATTTATCTTTAAACAATAATATTTTACCACAACCTTCAGCAGGAATCTGCTCAGCATTTGATGTGAATCCATATAAATCTAAAGTTTTTGAATTTTCTTTATTTATTATTTTAAATATTTCTTCCATCATATTCTTACCCATATCATTATATTCAACTTCACCTATTTCATTTTCACTTATGCCTCCCATAAACTTAATTGAGGAATATAGTGAATTTATACCTATAGTCATAAATTGACGATTTTTATCTATTAAACCACTATTATATATAGGTAATTTATTTTTCTCTATAAGTTGTTCTAATATTTTTCTTATAACATATAAAACTTTATGAGAAAAATTTATTCTGTATATTAACAATTCTTTGTATTTATTAAAATCTCCATCAGACTCATAGGCTATTCTTGCAAAATTTATAGTGTTGACCTGCATAGAACCTATGGAAATAGACGTGCCTCCTATACTTGAGAAAAAACCTTCTATTTTCTCTTTGCCTTTATTAATCTCCTCAACTGAATTAACCAATCTGCAGCAAGAACTCAAAGATGTTATATCATCTGCATTGTATATATTAGTATCTTGCCAAGTCATATTATGTTTAACTACATATTTTGCTACATATTCATCTTCATAGTTTTTATTTTCATCTACTTTTAAGGATGCTGTAAGAACTGGATATGTATAAAAGAATTTAAATCTTAATTTATTAACATATTCTAAAAAGTTTTTTTGAAACTCTACAAATTCATCAAAATAATCTATCATATAAGTCCCGTCTACAAATGTTTGATCACCGAAAAAAGCTTCAAGATGAGGTCTGTCTAGTATTTGACAATTTACATAAGCTGACTGTATACCATCTCTAACAGTTGGTTGATTTATTCTAAATATAAATTTTTGAAAAGCTTGATCTCTTTCTCTGTCGGCATTCTCTTTAGATATATACCCACTATCTACATCATCTTTCCAAAATTTAAACATCCACAATATCATACTAGGTATTGCCACAGCTCCGCTCAATTGATTAGAGGCATAGTTTACAAACTCTGCAACATGGTCTACCCAAGTCGAGAGATGTTTTGCTCTACCACCTTTCATATTTTCTATAAAAAATAAGCCCCTTTCAGCAACTAATTTAAGTGAAAATGAATAACAATAAGGAAGAGTAGATGCTGAAACACCGTTATGGAGATAATATCGACCTTTCACCTGATCCTCTATCCATTCATTTGCAAAATCTAACCCATATTCATCTATAAGTTCGTTATATATTTTATTATGAGATATGATTCTCCATATTGGCTTAATAGCTTCATTTTTAATTGTATTTATAGTAGTGCTTGAAACATTAGCACTATCGTCAATACTAGCGTTAGCTATGTTATCTGAGCTTAATATATTTTTTAGCATGTTCATGGGTTTAAGCTTATCATCACTTATTCCTTCTATAGATAAAAGTTTATTACCAAAACTACAACTATTTATTATTTCTTTATATTTTTTAATAAAATTAGAATTTAATCCTAATTCGTCTACCATCATGCGCTACCATCTCCTTTGTATTTTAGTATTTCATTAAAGTTATTATCTATTATAACTTGATTAATGCTACCAAGAACATATTCATCCCCGAAATTCAATTCTTCGATATACTCTCCACACACTATTCTATTATAATATCTTATATCTATTTTTTCTTTTTTTATTTGTTTTGGAGTTCTCCAAGTATAAACAATACTTTTTATATCCTTAGAATTAAAATATTTTGCTAACTCATGAGAATATTTTCTATTGACTTTAGACAAGGGCTCGCCACCTATTAAAGCCAACTCACATTTTCCAAATATTTTTCTCATTTTTTCTATTTTATCTTTTATTATTTTAATAGCTTGTTCAATATCAAGCTTATACCCCACATCGTTTTCTTGTAATTCAACATTATGACAACTTTTACAAAAGCTTCCTGTTAATTCTTTTTTGTCGCATAAAGATAGGTATACCGAAATAGTTGGCACACCCAATCCATCTGCTGACATACTTTCTTTAATCTGTATACTCCTTTTCATTTATCCACCTCACCGCTGCTTTGTAATCCAAAAAATCATCATTAAGTTTTAAAACAGGAACAGCATTTATACCCAGTTTCTTCATCTCATTTATATCTTGACATTCTTTAAAGTCTATGTTCTTTTTCTTTATTTTGTCTTTTAATATATTACATCTTCCGCAAGCTTCAGTAGTATAAACAATTATATCCAAAATTAATCACCATCTCCATCTTCACTATCTTTGGCTTGATTTTCTATTTCAATATTAATATTTTGAACCATCTTTACTAAAGTTTTCTTTACTTTTTCATCTGATAAATAATTTAAAACTATATTATCAAAATCCTCTTTAGTATTGAATTGTTTTTTGAACCCACCATACTCCACAAAACTTCCATCATTCTTCTCAACTATTTCAAACAATTTAATACCGTAAGGTGAGTTTGGCACTTCTGCATAAACTGGCATAGTCTGAACATCTTTTGTTAATATATTTATTTTAAAATATCCACTTGTCAGCTCTTGTAATTCTTTAGATATTTCGCCTAATATAACCATTCTTTCATCTGCTAAATTTGTATCATTGCCATCAAAATCATATCCTAAATCTTTCAATATAGCCATTATATCAACTCCATTTTCTTTAATCTTCTTTTTTTGTTATTATTGTGTATTAAATTTGGTCTTCTAATTGTTTTAGATTTCGGAAAATCTCTATAATAGGTTTTTCCAATATAAGCAGGTACATCAATTTCCGTCCCGTCTTCCAAGATTTCTTTTTTCATATAAGCAAAAACCATACTATTATGAATCTTATATCCTTTACAAGCTTCTTTGCATTCTAATTCAAACTGTCTTCTTTCTTCTTTACTCACAAAACTCAACTCCCTCTGTATTTTTACATCTATCGCAATGACTACAAACCTTGCAATCGCAATGGCATTTATGCCAACACTCCTTGTCTTGTAATAAGATGTCTATAAACAACGCAAGCCAATTTCCACTCAACTTAATCACGTCCTTTTAATAAAAAAGCAGGGCAAAGCCCTACTTAATAGCATCCTTAAATGTTTTTCCTATTTTAATTTTTACTTTCTTACCTGCTGGTACGCTTATTTCTTCACCAGTTTTAGGATTTCTTCCTTTTCTAGATTTAGTTCCCACTAATTCAGTTGATAAGAATCCAGTCAGCGAAATTCCACCATCTAAAGTACCTTCTATAATACTCTCTTCAAACTTGCTGTATATTTCTTTAGCTCTAATCCTACTCACTTCTAGTTTCTCTGCTAAGACCTCAATAAACTCTTTTTTCGTCAAATAAACCATCTCCTTTTTTTATTTTTTTTATAAACACAATTGCAATTGCAATTATAAAAGCCAATAAATATAAGCCAACTCCTATTAATATCGGAGAAAAAACCAACCACCAACCCCAAGTTATAAGACTACATAATTTTAGCACTGTGAACTACTCACCACTTAAATTCTAAAGAATTTTGAAGTGGGAGCTTCATTAGAAGATTGATATTTAAGTTTCCACCTATTACTAGGCAATCCTT